ATCTGTCGTAATTATCCATTGATTGACCGAGATCGTGAGTATGAAAGATTTGCAAAGTTTGTTCCTGATGATTATTATCTACATGGATTTGATGAACTTACAGAGGGAGAGTTTCTGGAGAAGTATTCAGAACTTATTCCACCACATGTAAAGGTTCAAATCAATCGTAGAGATCAACCATTCTTCACCTGGCAAGCACACTTACACGTTAATTACTCATAATGGACGATAAAACACTCTTTAATCCAGACGAATTCCTCCTTGATAACATCAAATCATACCATTATGAAGTGATGGATGAAGGTGAACATGTATGGATGGCATTCTACTTCCCAGACAACAGAACTGGTCATCTAAACATCTTTCTCAATAATGGTAGAATTAATACACGATACGAAGAATGGGATATTTAAATCATAACTTACCAGACTGGACTTGCTATGTTCGCAATGAGTTCTTGTATAATCATAAGAAAGGACACAAAGAAGTCAGTCTGTGTAATGTACATTCAGTTGCCTCAATTGAAAAGCGTGTGCCATTGTTTGAAGTGTTGTTAGAAAATGGTGTGAACTGGACACGTAGACCTCTTCATTCCCTCTGTTGGAAACCAGATGCTGAAATAGAACCACTTGAACAAATCATGTACTGGGATTGTTTCTCTTCCTACATTGATGTTCAACGCAGAAATCGTCTTGCTGGACTACAAGCTGAACTCATTCGACCTGATAACATAAAAGTGAAAGGTGAATACATGTTCACTCTTGACTGGGGATTTGAAAACAAAGCCATGACTGATTTTAATTTCTCAGAAACACCAGAACATAAATGTGCCCATCTATTCAAAGTGGAAACAGGTAATTACTACGCATACCCAAATAATAGAATTGTATGGTATGATAGTTCATGGACATTTAATCGTCTCACACAAAATCCTGGATACGAAATTGATACCACAGTCTATTCAGTAGAGAACAAACGATCATTCGAAACGTCCGATCATTACATTTACAACATCATTCATCATGACACTTAGAGCACAACAATTCATGGACCAAGTATGGAATGAAAGAAATACATGGGCAGATACAGAAAATAAACTTGTAGCTGCTATCCTACGCAAACTAGTATTTCATGTAAAAACATACAAGGCATCTACCATGAATAATCTAGAGGTTCTTGATAGAAATGATCTCATCACACTGTCAAAAGAATTAGAACAACTCAAATGACATTCACTCAAACATGTAATCAACCATACGATAGACACAAGTATAAACTCTATCTAACAAATGGTAAGGTAGAACAGTATGAATGGTATGATGAACTACAAGCACGTTGGTTTCAAACACCAAAAGAATTCCTATCACATGTAGAAGTCATAGATAGAAAGAAAAAACGATGACATACGAAGTACAAGCATGGGATGATAACAACAAGATGGTATGTTATTATTCAGTAGAAGATGCTATTGATTATGATGATGCTAGAGATGTAATTAAATACTTACACCCAGATAAGAAAGTTATCGCAGTTGTCAAGAAGAATGATTGACGAGAATACACCCTACAAACTAGCAGAAATCATACGAGATACATGGCCTCAATTATATCATCTCAACAAGAGTGATATTGAGAATCAACAAGTAAAAACGATCTACGATCGTTGTTGTCAAGGTGCTTCCGCGCTAGTTATACCAAGGGTTCTCAATAAGGTTGAGGTTATTGAGAATCAATAATAATAAATGGTTAAAAAAATATAGTATGACCGAGTGATACAGAGGAAGAGAACTGAATCGAGCGGAGGTGTTGTTGTCTTAGCGTGTAACCTATCGAAAGTCAAGTTCAGGTGTGCCAGTACTCAAAGTGTCACAAAACCCCTCAGAGGACCTCCTAGGTGCCTTATACTACCTAGGTAATCGAGAGACACACAAATGCTCACCACGACTGAGGTTATTGAGAAACCCCTGACCCCTCAGCAGAAGATTGCCCTGGACAATCAGAAAGTCTGTGAGGAATTCATTCAAGCATACGAGGCAGGTGATAGACAGAATGCCCTACAGTATGCTAAAGTGGTTATGCTGAAGGCGATGTCCCTCTGAGGTTTTCCACAACCTGTGGAAATTGTGGAAAACTCAAAATCTTAAAAAGTCAAAAATCTCGTTTTTTAAGTTTTTTGAAAAATTGAGAAATTAAGTTTTTTAAGTTTTTTGAGTTTTTCTGTTTTTTTATCCCTTAAACGTTAAAGATTAACACACACATGACTAAAACCTTTACTAATTTCAATAGTACAGCTATTAATAGTGTTACTATTGAAGAAAATGTAGTGAAAGTGGTGTATAATAGTAATATTGACAAAGAATATACATTTAACTGTGAAAATGTAGAAGAATTTGAACAGAATTTGAGTAAAGAACTCATTGGTATTGAACTAGAACAATCTAGTGGATCTGTTGGTCGTTTTATTAACCAACAGATCAAAGATAAAGTCCTAGTTCAATCTAAATAATCACACAGTTTGAGTAACTAAAACCCAAGACAATGAGCAACAAAAACTATCGCTACAACAGCAACGATAAGTTTAAAGAATTCGACGATGATTTTGAAGACTACGGCTACGATGTGAAGAACATTCGTAGGCAATCTAAAAAGAAAGTTACCAAATTCAAGACCAAAGACGATGAGTGGTATGACAGTTTCTGAACTGTCCACTGATCGCCCCACTGCCCCCTGATCCCTGATATCTTACATAGGTCGTCGGGAATTCACCCCAATGCGTAAGATCGAACGCCAGATGAACGCCGCTATCAAGGCAGGCAAGGATTGGAAGTCTGCCAACACTGAGGTGATCTGCTGCAGCAATGTGTCTGATGTGTTCCTGCATGGCAATCTGATTGCTCGTGTGGGTGAGACTTGGGTTGAGATCTTTGATGGTGGTTGGCAATCCAACACCACCAAGTCTCGCCTGAATGCTATTCTGGCAGAGAATGGTTGCCCTGGTGATGGTGTCTTCCAGAAGAACTTCGCCTGGTTTGTTACCTTCACTGATTGTAAAAATCAGAAAGTCACTGTTCCTTTCTTTTCTGGTATGCGTCTGAACTAGTAAAATCTCAAAATATTAGAAATCTCAATAAATTAAAAATATTGAGATTTTTAATATTTTATAAATTATAACTCATATGTTATAATATACTATTAACAACACTTGGAGTTAACTATGACTATTCAAGAGATGTATCAAGAGATGAAAGAACAACAGCTTGAAGATAACTTGAATGGATATAGTGATCAAGATATCTACGATGATTTCTATACCTTTGTAGAGATAGATTACACTACTCAAGAATAGTTTACAAGTCAAGTTCAATTGTGCCAGTTTCTGAACTGTCCACTATCACTTGAAACTGGCACAATTTGATGCCATACTAACAACATCAACACAAAACCAATGAACCTGAAGATCACTCACATCGTTTTTGATTGTTACCTTGAGGATGAAGATTGGAATGAGTATGATGCTGTTGAGACGGCAGACTTGTTAGCATCTCGTTATGTTGAGACTGTGTGGAATGTTGATAATGAAGATGCCTTATCTGATGCTGTCAGTGATAAGTCAGGTTGGTGCGTTGTTGAGATAGATTATGTGCCAGTTGATGAAGTGGCACAGTATCCCACCAAATGACCCTGAGGGGTGCCATACTATAAAAGTCAACACGAAACGAACCGACAATGTGGGATGAAATCGCTGACATGCCTGGTGAGATCTTCGATGTAGAAGATTGGAAGCAAGTTCAGGAAGAAAATGAAGAACCAGGATGGGATCTTTCTGGTTTTGATGAAGCAAACTGATTTTACCACTAACTAACACAAACTCATGGATCGCAAAGAACTTCAGGAACAACTTGTCCAGCAGATGTTGGATGACATGGATCTCAAAACTGTGATGTGTCTCTGCTATGATTACATGATGGAGGGATACGATAAGTATAGTGATGAAGAGCTGAATGAAGAGGTTCAGCAATACTATCCCGAACTGCTGGAAGTATAGCTAACTGGTCAGCCGCCCGTGTGCCAGTTGAGGCACTGTCCACCAACTGCCACAGATCGCCTCCCCCTGTGTCTATAATGTCTACATGACAAACAACCCCTACATCGCTCAGATCATCGCCCAGGGCAAGGAGCCCAGCAAGGCGCCTGCCCCTAAGGCACAGTACCCCCGTACTATCCATGGTCGGACCTTTGAGACTGAGGCAGACTATAAAGAGGCATTGGCAGACTTCCTGAACGGGATGTGACAGTCCCCGAACTGTCCACCAAACCCCCCACACTGCCCCATCTGCTGCCATACTAGTCTCATGAACAACAAAGCAATGAATCTGTACATCCTGAACGAAGTTCTTTCTGATTATACCTCTGGCATGTGTGTGATCGCTGCCGAGTCTAAAGAAGATGCTCGGGTTTTCTTCATCAAAGAGTTTGGTGATTATCATGCTGATGATTTCGATAAGTATGGAGAGTTTACTGTCATTGAGGGTGTGAATCATCCTGCTGGCATTGTCTCCTATGTCTACGGTGGGGGGTGACAGTTGAAGAGGTGGCACAGACCCCGTTGATCTGCCCCCCTCACCCCCTATAATACTTTCAGAAGCGAACCCTCCTAGCGAAACCACCCGACATCGGACAGGTCCTAGGTAAGATCCTTCACTGCTGTAGGGGAGATCGGCACCCCATCTCAAACCAATTCTTTACATCATGTCCATCACCTTGACTGCTAACTACAAGGAAACTCTCAACGCTGACACTGTTGAGAAGGTTGATGAATTGCTAGAAGAGAATTATGCTCTCGATGACATGTTGGAGTTCATTGATGAGCACGACGAGAGCGATTTTGTTGCCCATTATGAAGAATATTGCCGCTGTGGTGAGTCTATCGGTTATGATGCCGTAGATGCTCTCATCGAAGAACAGGGCATTGATTACATCGAAGGTTGCGATGAACGCTTCCGTGGTTGGTTCGAATCTGAGGCAGACTTCGCTGAAGATTACTATAACGAAACCATGGATGTTCCCGATGGTTTGGTGATTGATTGGCAGGCAACCTACGATAGCAACTTGCGCTACGATTTCACCTCTTGTGAAGTGAAGTATCGGCAAGTTGCTATCTTCAGCGACTACTGATCTTCACTCACAAAGTAACAACAACTCACAACGACACAATGGCACATTTTACCATGCCTTCCCTGCCTGTGATCCGCCAGCAAGGGACGCTTGCCGAACTGGTCTATCGTTGGGCGATGCGTCGTCTGGGGCTGTAGACTGATCACATCGAAACGAAACGCCCATGTCTCGCCTTCTCGCCTATCTGCTGTTCGCTGGTCTGACTGTTGGTGCTGGTCTCGTGGTGGCAGACGCTGCCCGCTTCACTGTCCAGCAAGTCAACGAGGCAACCGAGAAGCGGTGTGCCACTTACAACAGTGTCCTCCCAGGCGCCTGCAAGATGCCCTGACCCTGTAGGATAACCTCAGTTCAAACGAAACGACCCATGACCGCCTACGCCTTCTACCGTGTCGAGCTGGACCGTGCCGATGGCAGCACCGCTGTAGAGTATCGCAAGCGTCGCAAGGCAACCACTGCTAAGGGCATGGCCCGCCAGCATGACAACGTGGTTAATGCCGTGATTGAAGAGATCCGCTACTATCGTATCGAGGGGTGGAAGCGCCTCACGGTCACCCGTGTGCCAGCGTCCGAAGTGACCACCTATGCCCGCTGAGGGCACCGCTGACCCTGTAGACTAACCACATCGAAACGAAACGAACCATGACCAACGCAACCGCCACCCTTCCTACCTACAACGGTTGGGCAACCTACGAAACCTGGAATGCTGCCCTGTGGGTTCAGAATGATGAGTTCCTCTACAATACCGCCAAGGCATGTGTAGAGTACTGCGGCGACAATGAGACCCCCTGGGATAAGTTCGTGCGCTGCATGATGGATGGCATGATCGGTCGCCACCTCGGGCAAACCAAGGATGGCGTGGCATGGGATAGCGTCGCCATTGATGCTGACGAGATGAACGCCATGATGGCAGAGCTGTGACGGTTGAGGGGGTGGCACAGTCTGCCCCCGATCTTGCCGCCCGACCCTGTAGACTAACAGCATGAACAAAACCAAGATGACTCACGACGAACTGATCGCCTCCGTGATGGCATCCTACACTGAGCGCCTCGCCCGTGAGGAGGCACACCGCCAAGCGATCCGCGATGCCGTCGCTAACGGGACCTACCAGGCACCCGAGGGACAGTGGGGAGAGTGGAACATCAGCGATCGGGACTGACCCCCAGACCGTCTAGACTAACCACAGATCAAACGAACCGAGCATGGCACTCTACAACATCGCAACCGATCTCAAGACCCGCCAGACCGTATGGGTCAGCACCAACGTGGTGAAGGGTCGCCCCCAACTCAACTCCCACCGTCAAGACCGCCTAGGCGCATCCCTGGCAGCAGGGGGCATTGATGGGTTCAGCGCCGCAGAGTTGGCAGGTCTCCACACAGACTACCAGGGCAAGGGGTGACCCCCAAGGGGTGACCCCCCATCCTACCACACCCCCATTTCTCTACACTAACTCCATGACAACCAAACAACTCCAGAAGATCGCAAAGATCAATGGATGGGTGTTACATAGGAACGGTGGCAAGCATTACATCTATCGCCACGAAGATGCGGGCAAACAAATCACAATTCCCTATCAAGTTCGTGACTTCGTGGGTCGCAACATCGCCAAGCAGTTAGAGACAGTGGGGCAGTGATATTGCCCCCCTTCGTTTATATCGGGGCGGCCGAGCGGGTCCCATATCGCACCTCCCCTAACCTACAAAAGTATCCAGACGACCGATAAATATTATTGAAATTGGTTTTTTGAAAACCTCTGTAAGAAAAAAATTTCCGCCAGAAAAAATCATGGAAAAACCCGAGTTTGAAAATTTCGATAATATACTAAACAACTTTGATGCCTTCTGTGACGAGTTTGAAAGTCGCGCCGCAGAAGCATTCCTACGAGGAGATCAGAATGATGGAAGAGTTACAAAAGCAGCAGCAGAAGTTGGAGCAAGCACTCCTAATGCTGTCCGAGAGATTGCAGAGCCTGGACCAACGGATATCGCAGTTGGAGCGTCCCACGTTGATGTACCGCCGTCCATCGGGTAAAGACTACGAAAGTCTCTCAGATACATTAGATTATCTACATAATAATGTTGAGGGTCTCAAAAAAGATCTGTTAAAGGTTGCGCGAGCGGTTTAATGGCAGTTCCTTTCATAAACATTCTGGCACCCTCGTTTGGGGGCATTGGTCCGATTCAATTGAATGATTTCAATAGACTTCAGAGACTTAATGGAAATGGAGTACCATTTTATGCTGGAAGGTTTTATCCAAAGGATTCTACGGGCATATGGATTGATAGAGATAATCTCAGAGATCAGATCGGATTGATTGCCGAAATACCGCCTTGGTATGCCTGGCAGGATATTGATCCGACGCAAATCTGGATGATCTCTCTATCACCAACAGAAAGAATTATTTCGACCACGACCAGTATCGTTAGAATTGATTGGTGGCCTAGGGAAGAAGATGATGGATTACCTGCCAGTAATGCTACCAATGGTTGGGATTACGTCCCGACTGACTGGGAGGAGTCCCGAGCGCGAGATGGTTGGGGATGGGCGAATACAACGTTAGAGAACATCACAGCGCCCTCTCTGGACCCCGCAGTGGAGGTTCAGAACAATATTATACCACCACTGCTTCTGAATGGTAAAGTGGGCATTAGCAACATACAGGGGCGATGCTCCGAGTACGCATTTTTTGATCAAGAACTACGATTCATGAATGGTACTGGTTTAGAACAACCCCAGTTTGAAAACGCATTTTACCAAGAAAACTATCCGAATGGATACAAAGACTTATGGAGATTACGTAGTGATGGGGCATGGAAAAAAAGTAATGCCAATGTTCCTTCTGATGGTCAACTAGAATGGCCAACTCAAATCAGTGGTTATATGCCAGGTGGATGGGTTAGAGATAGTGCCAGTGATTTAGCGTATGAGACAACGGCGATCACCGATCATTTGAAAGCAAATAGATATGGCACAGAATTTTGGAATGAATACACACGTTATGCTGTGAATAGCTCTGGACAACCAATTAGACCTAATATGGGTCAATTGTTGGAGATCAAACCAACAGCATTTGATACCGTTGTGTACACAATTAAAGTTTCTTGTATTGTTGCCAATATAGACCCGCCGACGCCCGAAGAAGAGCAAACTCTGGCAGCACAACCAATTGGAGGTACTGGTACAACATACAATGAATACAGATTGAATATAGGAGATACACTTGCCAATAATTTATTGAGCAATATTTGGTATTTCTATTGGCCAGTTCGTTATGATGGAAAATATGCCGAGTTTCGTAATGAGTTCCTTCTAAATAGAGCTGGAATAGAAAGAGCAACAAACCCTGGATTCCAACCACCCTAATGACTAGACAGATAGGATTAGCAGGACAACCTTTAAGTTCCCACGGTCACCAACCACCAATTCCATTACCTCCACCAGTTGGATTTTCTCCTGATGTATTTGTGAATGGATTGCCTGTTCATCGAGTTGGTGATGTTTGTATCATTCACCCGATACCAGGAACTATTCCTCCAGTACCCCACATTCCACCCGATGTAATCATTGAGGGACATGCTACGGTATGGGCAAATGGAAGACCTATTTCCAAGTTCTTGAGTTCTACTCAACATGGTTCACAAGTTATGATTGGAAGTAGAACTGTATTTGTCAATAGCGGTGGTCTTGTAAATTATCTTGTCAGCGGTGGAACTGGATCAAATCCAGGAGTTACACCTCCGCCACCATCCACATAAATGTGCTATAATATTAGAGCAGTTGATTAAACACTATGGCAGCAAAATCAAAAGTAGGTCTGGTAAAAACTGGTTATACAGAAGGAGCACCAAAGAAGACCCGCCAAGGTCGCTCACAAAACACTCATTTAGGTGCTAGTTCACGTAATGGTCGCAAGAAGCGTTATCGTGGTCAAGGTAAAGGATAAATAATTCTAGAGATAGCAACCTCTCTAAAAGTTCTGGAAACAGTTCTTTAGAGAGGTTTTTTTATGGGACTACACCCAGTTGACAAAAGTAAAGATTTTATTGACGAAGGTATGACCTTAATCACCGAGACAGATAGCGAAAAGCATCTGAAGGCATACAAGAAGATGAAAGCAAAAGAAGAGTTATATCCAATTCCAGAGGATCGTTACGAACGTCCTTGTGGTGGTCCTGGTGGATTTGATGATTTTGTAGAGCGTTGGCACGAGTGAATAAATAATAGCAGCCTTGCTGTGTCTAAATGCCCGAATTTCAGACGTTCAAAGATTTGAGCGTTACTTTTAAGAAGCATCCAGTCACCGATGATCTTGTCACGGTGAAGGATAAGGCTGCGATCACACAATCAATCGTAAATTTACTTCTTACTAGTAAGGGTGAGCGATTATTTCAACCAAATTTAGGTTCTGGAATATATCGTAGCTTGTTTGAACCTTTAGATTATGGTACTGCTGGTCTTATTAGATCAGAAGTTGCTGATGTTTTGGAACGTTATG